AAGGGGCCACAGCCAAGGTCAAGGCCACGACCACGGGTATATTCCACTACCTCATATTTTATCTTTGCCGCTTCGTTCCCCTGTGGGTCTTCCGGTCTCCATACCATCAATGCCCCTCCGCATGAGATTCCAAAAGTTTTAATAGCGAAACTCGGCTGTTGTTCCTGGAATTATATTTAACCCCTGCATTGTCCAGAGCGTTTTTGATTTCCGGGACGGATAAGGGTAAGCCGGATAAGGGCGCTGGCTCCACATGATGGGATAACTCGTTTCCCATTCCGTCAAACTTGCGCCCGTCTTGCTCGTATCTGTGAGTTGTGCCGGGACCAGATACTGTTCCGTAGGGTCTTTTCTTGTCGAGTGCTTTTTTGTCAGACATGATTACTCCATATATAAACGGGGGCACAAGGCCCCCGGTGATTAGGATTCTACGACGGCCCCGGGCACAAGTTCAAATTCAACGGCATACTGGCTGGCCATAGTCGCCCCGTTGGTAGCAGATCGCTTGAATTCCAGATACCCGCCCCTGTCCAGAGTGACAACATCCGTAAGCGGGGTAAGTTCGGTAAGGGCGGTCTGGGTGCCGTTCGCAAAGGCCCCGACGGAAGTAGTACCGGCATAAACCGTGATAGCAGAGTCAGCGTGTGTACCTGCCGTTACGACATGCCCCCTGATTGATTTTATTTTCATTGCCGCGAATGCCTTGAATCTTGCGGCTACGGTGTTCACTGTGCCTGCCAAGCATTCTACTTGCGACGCCTGCCGTGTAATGTATGCAGGATGATCGTACCTTAAACTCATATCTCCCATGATCTTTCTCCTTAAATTGGACACCCGCCTCCCGAGTGTCCGTTATATTCAAAAAGGGAAGGCCCTTCTTGTCATTTATTTTCACAGAATACATCAAGCCACGCTATCCCACATGAGGATACTGGCGTTATCCTCTGCTGTCCTGATTAATCCGTAACCTCCGCAATAGTACCAAGCCACGCCCTTTGACCGCCCGAAATCCGTCGGAATTTTGCCCCTTATTTCTTCCGGGGTGACGATCCCTTCCGCTACCGTGTCATCACCAAAAAAGTACATCCAATCTGACTTCGCCTGACCCCATGTGCCATTTTGACCTTTGGCAATGTTGGTCTGTTCGGTGAACCTCATGTTCTGGTACCTGCCACGCTCACCAGACGCAATCTTTTTGTACCCCTCAGTGGTGTACTGATTGATTGATTCAAGATCGGAATCAAGGGTTTCAAAAGTTGAAGGCCACGCGATGCACATGTAATCGTCTTCAACAAACGGAAGGATATTTCTCTCCTTCATTGTGTTGACAATCGCCTTTACATGCCCTTTCCGGAAAGCAACGGTATTCGTGGTGGTACATGCACCATTAGTGGTCAGAGTTACGGCGGTGGTGCTGGTGCCCCCGGTAGCTGCTACTCGCAACGGAGTTAACGCAAACTGAGCTTCTGCCAAGGTATCAAAGGCTTTTGCAGAGTCATGTTTCAGCGCCTTGTTGATAATCTTGGTCAAAGGGATTTCTGACATGTCGTTCAAAAAACCAGTGTACGGTACTGAATTTCCGGCCTCTCCAACAGTCAGGGTGCCCTGGGTGATTGTAAAATTCGTTTCGGGCATCGTGTTCGTTTCCACCAGCGCCCCGCCTTGCGAAGCAACGTTGGAAATGATGTCCCATGTGAATGTTTGGCCCGCATGCTTACCTATGGCGTTCTGAACTTCACAGAACTGCCGGAATTTCGCAAGCGGCTGATTTGCCGTTCTCAATTTTTTATCAAGATTCTTTGCGCTGAGATACCCGCCTAAAGAATTGACTGCCCAAAGTTGTCCCATATTATTCCCTCTCTTAACGGCCCGGCCTGCTTGCTCCGAGTTCTGCAATTATGTCGCTTGCAGACTGGCCCTTTGTTTTTGAATCCACATTGCCTTTGACGGCCCCCGCCGCCTGCACATTGTCGATGGTCTTCTTTTTGTTTTTTTTTCCTGCAAAGGGGTCTTCCGTTTTCCCGCCTGCAAGCCCCGTGACCCATTCCCGAACCTCGGACCCCGCTTTTTCGTAGGTTTCCCAAGTGTTCGGCTCTTTGGCTTTCAATCGCTCGTTTACCTTTTCTATGACCATGTTTCTTAGGTAGGGGTCATCGGTCAAATCATTGAACCCGCCTTTGTCAACTGGGCTGTTGAACTTATGAGCAATCTTTTCAGAGTTATTGGTGTCCTCCACTGCTTTTTTGGCAATCTCCTGAATTTTCTCGGGGGTGACAGCATCTTCCCGGCTGCGTCCCTGGCTATTCAATTGTTCAATTGCCTGTGCTGCTTCTTCTGCTGTGCCGTACTGCATCGCCTCTGCCATCTCTTTTGGCGTCATCAGCTCAGGTGTTTCGTCTGGCAGGTCCGTCTCGGCCCCTGATTCGGAAGTGACGGCTTGCTCTTTGGCCTCTTTTAGCAGACGTGTTGCCTCTTCCAGGCGCTTATCCGCTGCTGACTCTTTCTGATATGTTCTTTTCCCCGCGTCCATTACATCAGATAGCAGGACCTCTTTTTCCTCCCCATCTACTATGACCTTGACCATCTCTGGTTCTTCTTCCGGGGGTTTTTCTTCCGGTTCTTCTTCCGGTTTTTCTCCGGCATCGTCCCCAGGGAGGTCGTCACCGTCCCCAGGATCGTCAACGCCCATGTCTTCTGCATATTTACCAGTGGCTTCGTCATTGTTTTCAATGATAGATTCCATCATGGCTGTGCGGTCCGTCAAAAGAGATGGCGCTTCTTCTTCGTGCTGTTTTCCGTCTTCTGATACGCCTGCTGTGGTGGCATCAAATTCTTTGTCCATTTTCAAACCCCTTCATTATCTGACATTATTTCTAATTGCTGCATGGCTTGGCGTCCGTTCTGGATAGCCTCGTTTAGCCATTGCAACGCATTTTCCGCTGATTTTAATTCGAGCTGGATTTCTTCTATCCGCTCTTTGTTTCCGGCGCTGGTAACTTTTAAATTGTCAATGGACTGCATGACGACTTCCATTGCCCTGGCCTTTACATACCTGCCCGGGTCCGTATGAAAGAAGGCGTCGCATTTTTCACCGAGTATTATTTCTGCCCGGATTGTTTCCAGGTCGTCTTGGTGTAGTGGGTTCATTTTGGTTCCATAAGTCTAATCGCATTCTTGAGTTGTATTTCGTTATCGTCCATACCATCTCCCCAATGGTCTCCCCCAATCGTTATAATATCCCGTTTCCCGCCTTCGTCGTACATTTTCACATTTGAAAGGACGTCTTTAGCTGTCGAATCTTTAGTTATTTCTATGGCCGATGTAAAACCTAATTTTTTAAAATACTCTGGATCATCAGCGTACCATTCAAAAGACTCTGGAACGTTATCTCTTGGCGCGACCTTTTCGTTTTGTGCCCGGATGCCAAAAGACTCAGAATCTTCTAAATATGAATATTTGTCTTGAAGGCTATCGGGCATATCATCGAAATCCCCATGCTTGTCCCTTGCTTTAAGATAATCTATTATTTTTTGGATGTCTTTTTCTGTGTTAGATGTCGAAACTCTTTTATCACTATTCCCCGGGAGCGACCGCAAAACAGAAGAATCAACCCCACGAGCCCCAGACCCAAAACCAGCACCAACGGCCCAATCCGCGAGAAGCATAGTAATATCAGCAGACTCTTTCGTAGTCAACGGCTGCCCGCTTATACCCTTGGCTCCTGCTTTCAACCCTGCTTTCGTGGGGTCAATAAACATCTCTCTCAGCCTACCACCCATAGCGCTCTGGATATTATCATAATCAATGGGGGTTCCTGGCTTAGCCATCAAGCTCTCTATAAACCCAGGCTCCATCACAGACGTTTTAAACATCTTCTGGTACAGACCTTTCACATTCTCCATCAAGGTAGGCGTGGGCTCCAGGGTGGGTGTGCTGGTATCTGTGTTAAAATTTGCAGTTGTATCGTGGGGGTCAGTGGTCGACCAATCAAAAGCGCTACCCGGAGATGATAATTGATCATTCGGGATAACTGATCCGTCGCTCTGAGGCACTATTACTTCCGGCCCCTCTTCCCCGACAATATACGGCTGTCCGGCTTGTACTGGCCCACCGCCTGCCCTGCCTGGAATGCCTTGCCCCATGCCAAGCCCTTTGCCCTTCCCTGGCCCGGTCCCAAGATCATCTTGGATATCCATGTGTTTAATGATCAATTTATTCTCAAGCTCTTTATCCAACCGTTCGTCCTCGGCTTCCTGCTTGATCAATTCAAGCTCTTTTTTAGCTTCCCGATCCGCTTCGTTGTCTGCAAGCTCGGCCTGGAGCTTCTGAATAATCTGCCCCATTTCCTGCATTTTAGCCATGACCGGAGCCATTTTGGGGTCTTCCTGATCGATAAGAAATCTTGCCCCGTCCTTATACCCCAACCTGCCGAATATTTCCTTGACGACTTCCTGCACATTCAAGCCCTGGGGCGGAGCTGCCATCAACTCCCGAACTTTTGTAATTGCCAGAGAAAAGCTGTTGAGTTTTTGCAGGGGGTCAGTGGCTCCCATGCCGACGTTGACTGTCAGTGTCAATTCCTGGTTGAGTAATTCGTCCGTAACCTCATCAATTCCGTATTTCTGCATGAGCTTTGCTTTCTGAGCTGCAATAGCCAGCACCACTGTATCCGTCTCATAATGCTGTTCCAGTTTTATGAGCTGGCGCATAACCGGCTCCACCCAGGTTTCCGCAAATGTTTTTATCAGATACTCGGTGAGGGCATTTACTCCGCCCTTGAACATCTGCATACCGCCAACCGTTTCGTTGAGTTTTCTGTTAGCCTGCACAGTGGCCTGGGAAAAGGTGCCTACCAGATCGTCAAAATCCATGTTGAGCCGGTCTTGTTCCATATAACTTGACCCTGTAACGTCAGCAAACTGACGTTCCATGATGTCATCATGAGCATCAACAGTAGTGGCTCCGCCCGGCACGTTACGCATAAGATTCTGGATATCAACGTTCCGGCCCCGGAGCACAGTGTACCTTTTGTTCATCACTAATTTTACATTGTCAGCCCGTTGGTTTGCGTTGTCGTTTAGCTCTGACTGTACGGGGATACCCAGCCCAATTGGAGACGTCGGATATAATTTATGAGTCTCAATCACGGCAATGCCCATAACAAAAGGACGGTCTCCCGTGAAATATTGTTTTTCGATGGGTTCTGGGTCAGTCAATATATGCTCAGTCCCGAGCGTGAAATACACCATATCATTACCATCAATGCGGATAAAATTATGGTGCACCCAAACAACGTCAAAGGCGTTCAGAGGCTTAGCTTGATTGTCCTGCTCTGTTTTGTCCTCTCGGTTGCCCTCCCTGGTTGCTTTGGTTGTGTCGAAAACGAGTTTTGAAGCTGATCTGATTGCCGAATCTTCAAGTTTTTTCCATTTTGGCTGGCCGGTTTTCGGGTCTGTCTGGACCATTTTAGCTTTGACGTCCTGGACGTACATGGGGATGAGTCTAATCACATACGGACTGGTGCCTATCGGGTCTGTCCAGCTCGCTGCTGGGTGTATGCGGAGTTGTTCCACGGGCATCAATTCAATGCACGGTTGATCTTTCAGAATCTTTGTTGCTGGGATCGTTTGCTCTTTCTGCTCGCCGGTGTCTTGATCAAGATATGGGATTTTATGATATTCGGTCTTTTCTTCATATTCCCAGGCTTGATAGCTGCACACCACGCCGATCACGTTCGAGTCTTGGAAAGCCCCGATACACGTAAGGAACCAAGGTATTGTCTTTGTGAGTCGGTATTGAAGCAACTCCTTCATCACATCCGCGCTGGCCTGTTGCTGTTCGTCTCCTGGGTTTTGAGCGTCGATTGAAACCACATCCATATTCGCAAAAAAGGCAGCGCTGGCGGCGGCTTCGTTGGCCCTGATAGCAGACCGGCTTTTCGGCCTGAATATTTTAGACCGGTACCGAAAAGACGCTTTATTATATTTTGAGCCTGCCCGGTGGGTGCTCTGAAAATGGTTGAGGCAATCTTCCCAGTTCCGGCGGTAATTGTTGTCTACAAAAGATGTCGACTGCTCATACGCCTGGGCTGCTAATTTTAGATAATCAGTCATTATATTATAATCCCGTTGAATGGCTGTTCCCGGTCTGGGATGCCTTCAATATACGGCACATCTTCTCCGTCCCATTCCACGTGTCTGGGCTGGTTCGCACGCTCCAGCATCTCCCCGGCTGCTCGCATCACTTTTTTTAGACCTGGATCATGATGTAGTTTGTCTAAATGTAGGACGTAACCCCACCGGCTTGAATGTGCCAAATTCCGAATGATCAACACTCCCCCCGTCCGATCCGAATTGAGATGTGTAGCCCACAGGTGTCCAGGGTACAACTCATTGAGTTTGTAGGCGACACGTCCACACAACTCCAGGTCTTGAGCTGAGTAGCTGTGCCCGTCTACCATTTGCACTTGTATATTATTTTCAGTCGTCATAAATACCGCTCCCTGCCATGCCGTCTGTGTTTTTGAATTTGCGCCCATTGTGAAACTCGTATGCGGTCTCTGGCTCGTAACGCTCTGGGTCTGATGCTACCACCAGCGCTTTTAGACTGTACTCTCGCGTTGTTGGTGCTTTTGGCTCTGACATATCAATAATCTCCATCAAATTCAGGGGTTAAATCACGCTCATCAATTATTTGCGGTGGTGCCATGTCTAAATCATAAAACCGTGACATAGCGTCAAAGAAGTCTTTCTGCGTAGTCGCCGGGAAAAACATATACTCGTTGGACATGAACCAGTCTACCAGATCATATACTCTGCCGTCCTGATTTTTCTGTTTTATTGGCTTGGCGATTAGATGCGCCTTGCCCTGTGCCCGGGCTTTGGCCTGCGCTGATGTTTCATCGCCCCGGTATGGATAAAACCACCTCCAATTTTGATGATCTGGCACCAGCCGCCTGATGCGGTCATCTTTGGAAGTGGTATCGTCACGGGTCCAGGAAACCTCTTGGATGTCAAAAGACCTCCTCTCAATGCGCATCATCTCTTTATAATGCTCAATGTCCGCTTGCATGCCATATTTTTCATACCCGACTTTTACCACCTGGATGCCGGGTTGCCGAAGCCATTTATTCCTGAGTCCCTTCAACAGCTTCCACTTTTCAGGGAGAGCCATCTTGTGGCAGGCCCCATCCAGGAGATATTTGTTTCTGGCTGCATCCAGACCCACGACCGCAAAGGCGGTATTTGATGTGCCTTTTTTTTTGGAGTTTGCCGGGTCAACGAGGATAGCAACATTAAGAGTCTGAGGCCGTAGTTCATACCGTCTGGCCCACTCTGGCTTAAATTCCTGCTCAGATCCAGCCAATGGGTTTTGAAGTTGTTGGCATGCAATAGTAAAAGCTGATGATTCTTTTTTTTTATGCGCCCATTTTGCCGGTGTAAGAAAGACCGACTCCCCGTCTGGGGTACCGTCGTCGGTGGCAGGGTGGATGCGGGGAGTCACAACGCCACGGTCAAGAATGGTACGGTAGGTATCAGCGAATGAATATCGGGTCCCGATATGCCATGTCCGAGCTGGCGTGTCCTCTCCCGGCCTGTTGGCTGCCAAATTCCTGGACATCTCCCAGGCTGCCGTGGTTTTTGCTATCATCTCACCGGTGGACACGCTTTCCACGGTCACTACATCATCATAGATCATTAACTCAAAGTGCTTGCTCGTGGGCTGCCCATCCACGAGCCCCCAGGCTTCCACCGTCCTTTCTTTGGGATTATTGTCCCGCATACAAACGAGGCCCGTATCTAATGACCAGGAAGGAGAGTCTTTCTTAGGATTTTCAAAGAACGTATTCGGGTAGAGCTTGGGCAGGGAGGTGTTAAGTTCAAGCTCCTGTTTTATTTGGAATAAAAAGCCTTTGGCAATACCTTTTGTGTGGGAGAAAATACCGATTGTTATTTCTTTGTTTTTTGCAATTTCCTGAATGATTCCGGCGAATGTAATAATTGTACTTTTATAATGCTCACGAGCCCATAGATCAATCATGCCATCCGGGCAGGCTTCGACCTCCCGACAGCGCTCATAGAGCCATGGGTGCATAGCGTCATAGCGTTTTAGGATGACTGACAACATCACATATCTGTCACGAGCTCCCAGGTAGCCCCACTCCGCATCGCCCATGCCGGGGTCATTAAGCAATTGTCGGATACACCTCTGCGCTTGGGCATAATTGCAAACCCGCAACCACTCCGCCACCTGGTTTATTGCCCCATCATTGATATGGACGGGTTGTGGCTTACTCATTGTCAATTGCCTCTTTTATCGCGTCCAGGTCAAGAGATACCTTTGCCTCAACAGAAATAGGGCCTTGATCTTTCCCGGTATGTTCAAACTTTTTAGGGGCGTACAAGTCTTTCACTTTGAGCGCCATGTCCAGAGTTCTGCGCTGGGTCTCGATAGCTGCAACCTCACGCTGATCAGTGACCACCCCCTCATGCTGAAAAAATTTGGTCTCTGTGGCTTCCATGAGCGAAAGTAACTTTTTCTTAAGCACAGCATCAGATAAACCAACCTCATCCATCCAGTCATTTAGCTTGTCGGAGAGCTTCTTAGAGTTCTGATAGCCTATCTGGGCAAGGGATAATTCATTTTTGGTTTTATAACCAGCAGCCCTGGCGGCCTCTATGTTAGACAAAAATGTCCTGGGGCAGGCATCGTTAGTGTAGTGATAAAACCACAAGCTTATTCTGGTTTGGTTACCCACAATACCCCCAAGAAGACTTTTAAAAAAATACAGAAATGTCCCATTTTAAGCACATCTCTGCTCCCCTGTCAAAAAAAATAATCTTTTTTAAAACAATCGCTTGACATAATGATTATCATGATATACGTTAATGATCCGATCAGAGAAAAGGATTAACCCACAACCAAGGAGAAATAAAATGGCTAAAATAAGTAAGGGCCAAGCGATAAAGCGATGTCAGGAATGGGCAGAAAAAAACTACAACAACGGAGCTGACACCATAGTCGAATGCTGGGACGATGCAGACTGGGACAGGATATGGGAAGAAGAAGGATCGTACTCATCTATAATGTCAATGATAAAAGATCTCGCCGATGTATACAAAGATCAACAACAAGACGCAATTAATAGCGCATTCTAAAACCAACTCAGCATGGGGCTTCGGCCCCAATAAGGAGAATTATCATGAAAGCAGAACAGGTAATAGCTCAAATCAAATCAGAAACAATCGAGCTTTTTGGACAAAATCCCCTCAAAAATAACCACCCATGGGAAGTCAGAAACGAGCTCCAAAAAATGGCAGAAACAAACCAATTGCCCCCGAAAGAATATTACAGGGCGCTCAAGCTCACCTGGCACGGACTATCGGACAGGACAAACGGACAGGCTATTGAGCAAGCCATCATCAACAAGAAAAACTACATAGAGGAAATCCAAAAATGAAGAAATTATGTGATAGATGCGGGGGGGAGCTCCCCCTGACCCAAACCGGCGGTGCCATGCTCTGCCGAATATGTTCCGTGGAAATTCAGCCGTATGTTTCCCGGCTGAGAAAACTCGGCAGGCCGGTAAACATCCTGCATATTGCCAGAAAACATTTCAAAGAACATCATTCAGCAGGCCCGTACATGCTCAGAGATATCCCAGAAGCCCTGTCAAAAAAGCTAAAGTTGTGTGCAGTAAAAGAGGGCTGCACACAGCGGGATATAATCCTCAACGCCCTGGCGGCGTATCTAAACTAAAAAAAGGCCAGTTCCTAAACTCGGAACTGGCCTTTTTTGCGTTTAGTCCTGCTGAATAAGCCACCCATGGCACAAAATATCATAAATATTTCTATTCTCGCCGGAAAACGCCTTCCAGTATCCATTTTCAAACGACACCCGCACCCGCAACGGCTTTTTATCGTCTAACAACCTAACGATGCCGTTACCATGTTCATTCGCACATTTAATTTTCGGAGAAAAAACCTTGTCGCCTATTTTGAATTCTTTCATTTTCTGAACTCCTTTTTTCGACATGGGCATGCCCGCCCGACATGAAACCGTTTGCACCAAACGCACCAATACGCCCTAAAAACATACTCGGGATGCTCGGCCTCCATTCTTTCCGCCTCCACCCTCGCTGATTTATGCGTCCGGTGGGTCCGTTTACGCTCACATGATGAATGTTTTCTTTTTTTAGCCATTTCACCCCCTCAAAAGCTCATGAATAAAAATCTCAGTTCTGGGATTTTCCGAAAATCTTTTTTCCGAGCTACAAGACACAATCTGTCTATCATCCACCCAAACGACGCCATTTAAGCAATCCCAGACAAATTTTTCATAATTATCCAGATCCGGTGCGGTGATTAAAAAACCTGGGGCAGACGCTTTTAATCTCTCGGCATTTTTTCCGGTGCCGTAATGGCTTTTTGGCCTGACCCGGTAAAAAACAGTTTTGATGCTCACCGGCCCTGCCCATGGTTGAAACATGTCCGGCAATTGGGCTAAAATATAAGCCCGGAACAAGGCTTGTTGTTTCTTTTGATCGCTATAAGCTATCGCCCGTTTTCCTCGGACCGCAAACCTTGGTCTATTCTTTGGAGTGGGATTTCCTTCAATCACAAGACTTAGTTTCGCCAAAATACGTCCTCCTGTTTAGTTTCTTGCTATTAAAATCTAACGTTCTCCCCTTCCGCATACACTCGCCTACCCTATTCCCTCAACGGCTCCGTTTGAAGTGTTTTTCCGCTTGCCCCAGATTTTTTACGGTTAGCCGGGTATGTGCTCAAAATGTTGGAATGCACATACCTCTGACAGCACACACAGGCGTTTTTGTCTTTTTTTAAATCAAATTCAAGGCAATGCTCATAAAAAAGGCAATGCGACTTTACCAATCTCGATACGGGAGGATCTGAGAAAGTCATTTTTTTCTTTACCATCGCCTTTTTATATTTTCTGTATCGTTCTTTTTCATAGATACGCCTACATTCCGCCCTGTATTCCTTCTGGTGTTTAGGGCACCTGCATGTTCTATTGTCATTCCCGTTCGACACAAATTCTACCCCGCAATCAACACATACAAACATTTTGCCGACTTTAGACGCTCCGCATTTCGGACAAACATTTTTGCTCAGAACTCGTTTTGATGGCCCAACATGGCCACATTTGAATTTATAAACATGCACAGGCTTCTTCATTTTCATGGCTCCTTCCAAAATTTTAAATTGCGTAAAAATTTTTCACTGTGAGGACATTCTCCGGGGGTAGGCGGGACAACATGCAGACACGGCAACCGTTCATACTGACAGCCAAGAACACCCCAGACGGGATACCAGCATGTGCAGTGTGCCGTTCTCCCCGTATGACAATATCCACGGGCCAGGGCTTCTTTTTTGGTTATAGCTTTAAGCCTTCTTTGATTTGGCATATTCTATTGCAGAGGCCCTGATAAACTTTTGAACGTCAGGTGTGACAGGGCACACATACCCCCATGGAATCTGATTCGATGGAACACACCCAAATTTTTCCTTAAATTTGTGGATACAGGCGCCATATACCCCCCTACCTCCCTGTTTCCACCCCTTATTTTGTGCATGCTGATTTAAACCTCCAAGAAATTCCATTTTATCTGCCAATGAATATTTTTTTCTATTTTTCCTTTGGAGTTTTTCTAATGTCCCCTCCCGAGTTTCAACGTCTTCCGCATACTCAGGTTTAAATCCACACTGTGGGCATTTTTGGACACCGGCTGCCTTTAAAAAATCACAAGATGAGCATTTTACAGGTTTCCGCTCTGGTTTATCCTTAACTTTTGATTTGCCGTGTTGGTGCTTGCCATCATCCAGCGCCAGAAACTCAAACTCATCAGGGAAACCCAATCTTTCTGCATTGCCACCATGGTCTATAATCCTGCATAACTCTTTCCCGGGATGAACACGCAAACCCCGGCCCGAACCCTGTATCCACTTCATGACAGATTTTGTGGCAGTAGCCCAAATAACACAATCAACAGATGTTAAATCAAATCCTTTTATCAAGATTTCAACAGAACAAATCACATCTGCCCCCCCCCCAATGAACAGGCGCATGTTCCCTTTCGATTCATCGGGAGACTGATAGGCGTTTACCTCCACAGCTTTTACCCCATGTTTATTAAATTCTCTGGCAAGATGGCGACCATGAGCGACGTTGGTGCAAAAACATATTGATTTACGTCCCATCGCCAGCTTTTTATACGTCTGGACCACATCAGCAATTAACGGCTCCTGGTCTGTAGCCTCTCCTAATTGCTTTTGATTATACTCCCCAGCAACCGTTTTTACTTTTGAAAGATCATAAATAGCAGGCCCAAAAATTTCAAAATCACATAAAAGTCTTTGCTGAATCAATTGCCGGACTGTATAGGGCTCAATATGGACATCAAAATACTTGCCGAGCCCCTTTGAAAAAGGTGTTGCCGAGAGGCCCAACACATACGCGTCAGGATTTTTCTTTAATACTTTTTCATGGGCCTTGTATAAAGTGTGACATTCATCTATTATTATAAGATCGAAATTATCTATATCCCGATTTGCTAATGTTTGCACGCTGGCCACCTGGACGGCCCTATTCGGAAAATATTGGGGGTGGTCTGACATGATAATACCATGGTGAATTCCATACTCTGTAAAAACAGCAGACGTCTGATTTACCAAATTTATCCGGTCATTAATAAAAACACAGCGTTTCCCCTTGTCTTTTGCGGATTTAATAATATGCGTTGCTATAATTGTCTTGCCCAGACCGGTTCCCGCCATAAGAACCACGCGTTTAGACTTTCTGAATGATTCTCTAAGCTGAATAACCATATCCTCTTGTATCGGTCTTAAAACGAGCTCCTTGGGTGGAGTGAATCCCTCAAATAATCCATCGTACATCATATATACCTCCGCATTGACCGCAAAATTGTCTGAACCTCACGCTCTGGAAGCGGTGGACCACAAGATCCAGCCTCTTTATAAGCTTCTTGAACTATCACATCCCAAGAGAGATTCTTTTTAAGCATACCGCCTATTCTTTTTGTAATATGTGCGTTTCTGCCTCCTTGACAGCATCCATACTGTCCCTTAAACTCTCCATCATCATTCCGAACCGGTTTTTGATATTTTTCAGCAGACCATTTTTCCACCGGCTTGGGGGGGAACATCTCTTGTAATTCCCGGAAAGAATACACAGCATTAGGGTCATAATGGATTATATGCGAAAGGAAAGGCTCCCCTTTCATGTGATAAAATCCAGGTACCCTGAACACCCGGGGGAGATCACACACCTTTTCATCGGACCCCAGATTGTAGGCAATTGATTTTTGAAGTTGAGAAAAGCCTTCAAGTGGTATGTCATCAGCGATCCACCACGCATGAAACTTCCCGGGGGAAGTCTCTATCACCATGTTAGGGGCATACTTCCAAACAGGCTCCAATGGGCACCCATCAAGATCTGCTACCGCCGCCCGGACCTTTACAATATTTTCTTTCTTCCTTCCCTTGCCGTCTGTCATGTTGCAGCAAACATAGACCCCCATCCCCGCGCTGTTGAGATCCTCAAGCTTCAAAACCCAAGAGAAGGGCATTGCATCAGTATCCAGATGAAAAAAACGTGGATACTCCGGGCAATCTTTTAAATCTTTAAAAATCTGAATAGTTTTTCTACCAGGGAGCATATTGAAAAATGTTTGCCGGTCATTATCAAAATTCATCAAGTTGAGCCTCCAAGACTTCTCCACAATTTGGGCATTGAAAATCTTCACATGAAATTTTGTTTCCGCAAGCTGGACATTTTGAAATTTCGTCAACGCGCGCACCCGCCCGCGTCTTATATAGAGAGTTATTTGTTTGTTCCCGTTTTTCTGGTGTAGGCCCTTGCTTTTGCTGTTTCTTATCTTTTTCTTTTTCTTTTTCTGTTTTGTCACGATCGTGTACGTGACCCTTCCGTGACCCTTCCGTGACCGTCATGGATGCTAATTGTTTCGTTTTTTCACGATTGCGCCTCGATGTTAGCCTTGATTTTTCTTTTGCAATTCTGATTTTTTCAAGATTTTGATGTTTCTCAAAATTAACAATAAAAATCTCTTCATTTTCCCAAACTTCAATCATCTTCAATTGTGAAAAAGTTTCAAGCCCGAGTTTTACAGTGTTCAAGGGAATATCCAACTCTATTGAAAGCATCACACATGAAAAAGGTATTCCGTCCCCTATCTCAACGATACCCGGCGTTCCCGACTTCATACCAAGGCAAAGTATCCCAATCCAAAGGACCATGATTTTATCCCCATCAGGCATCTTGCGGATAAACTTTATCTTTGAGTCATTCATGATATTGATATCAAGTTTTATAAAAGAGAGGTTCATGGATTATTTCCCCTTCTGGATTGCGACAACATGCCCCTTAACTGTTTTAAAAACAAACCCGGTGGCCCTAATGCAATCCGCTATTGTCGCCTCTGGGTTGTCCTTAAAAAAGGTTCTGACTACATCCCTGTTTTCTTTTGCAATTTCTTTCTTAAACTCTCCTCTGCCATCTTTAAGCTTCATTTTTAATAGCCTCCTTTATGTTAATATTAATATACATATCTATAAACCAAAAAATACCCCCCTGTCAATAAAAACCAGGGGGACTTTTTTATCCCTCCGTCCCTGAAATGTGTTCAATGCGCCCACAGGCCGTACATTTTATCAGCCAACAACCACAACCACATGCTGTGCCGTAAAAACACTCGCCTTCCTGTTCTACTGTGTCTCTCTCAACGCCAATCGGTGGTTCTCCGTAATGATACCCGTCTTCATCCCGCCACCCATCGTATTCACATCCAGCACAGTCTTTGCGATGGTCAATTGTGAATGTATTTGTTTTGCATTTTTTACATTTCATTTTATTTCCTCATTCCGATTAGAAGATTCTGGAAGATCTGTAATCCTAAGAGCCCAATAACCATCCTCACGATCAATCCATTGACCGACATTTATTGATTTACCATTGTCGAGTTCTACCTCTACAAAACGCCCGGCTTCATGGGATGGCGGCCCGTCAAAAATAATATTGATTGCTTGTTTCATTTTTGTTCTCACTGTAACTTTTTCATCAGGAGGCCGTCGACACCAAGCGTTTATGGCATCATCTTGGTTTGCGAACATATTAGACGAAGACTTACAGTCGGGACAGCACACCCACCACTCTCCCATTGCATTTGTTATTTTTTGATTTGTCCCACCACAAAACGGACAATGTGATAATGGTCTCATATCCTTCCCTCCCGCAAAAACCTTGAAACCGGATATTTGGCCCCGCCATCCCGGTCCATGTCTTCCGGCCTGCTGGTCAAAATAAGATAGTCCTCGGCCCGGGTAATAGCCACATAACAAAGTCTACGTTCGCTCTCCATTTCGTCAAGATCACGCATTGCAGGTCTGCCAGGGAGGATGCCCTCATTTAAACCGGCGATGATGACTGTGGGCCATTCAAGGCCTTTAGCGGCATGTATTGTCATAAGTTGGAGCGTGGCAGGCTCTTTTCCGGAGATATCATCCTGAACGTCATATGTGGCCAGCCAGTTCAAATACTGATCTACTGTGCCGTTGGGGTTCTCGATGACCCAGGTATAAACAAAATCAAATATGTGATCCACGGGAAAACCCCATGGCACTTCTTTCAGCCAATCCACGATGGTGGGGAAGTCATGAGGTTGAGACGCTTTGAACCATGATTCCCAGGTACATTCTTTGTCCATGGGCGTGAAACTTGCTGACCACGCCTGATAATGGCTTTTATATTCCTTGACCGCCTTTATACGGATAGCTCCATATTCTTCCAAATCTAAACCCAAAAATTCTTTAATCAGAAGGAAAGAAAAGTTGTCAAACGGATTCACCACCAGCTTCAGGAAAGCATGAAATTTCCTGAACTCTTCTGATTTTGTCAGGGCCGTTGTCTCTCCAATATATTCGTGGTCAATATGTGCTTCTTTCAACAGCCTGGACAGCTTTTTTACCATGTAATGGTTCCGGGCAAGTACCGCTTTCTTACTCTCTATATTCGACAAAACCAAATGGGATAAAAGATTGACCAGGGCTCCGCTATCGGCATCATGGCACACGTCTATCAAGTTGAGAGATTGTTTTTTTGATACCATGTCTTTTTCAAGCCGGTTATCGTTATTTTTAATCAAGGCATTGGCGGTCTTTACGATATTCCCATCAGACCGATAATTCGCTTCCAAGCGGTAGATATCGAACTCTTTTTGATGTCTGATTAAATATTCAGGGTCAGCTCCCCGGAACGAATAAATAGACTGGTCCAGATCCCCCACGACAAACAAAGATGCGCCACATGCCTCACAAAGGCCATTAACTACAGACCATTGCAATTTGTCATTATCTTGCACCTCATCGACCATGATGTGTCTGAAATCTATCATGCTTTTAATGGTGGGGAGCAACTCCCAGAATTTTATCAAAATCAACCCGTATGTAAGGGCATTATTTTCCCGGCATCTCCCAAAAAAAACCTTCAATATATCGTTTTCCACCTCGTTACAGTCTGGCCTAATGATTCCAGTGGAATAAAAAAGATTAAAGGCTGCGTCCAGGTTTTTCTTTTTTACGCCCCTCCATGCCTTACCGGTGTGGTAGCCCATTTCCAGAGCTATCTCTTTCAGGAGGTATTGCTCTTCCCACCCTGAATAGACCGTTATCTTTCCGGGCTTCAGACCGATCAATTCGCCGAACCGTTGGAGATGATCCAGGGCCACGCCGTGCATCGTGCCCATAGTTACCCGGTGGGCTTGTGTTCCAATCTCTTCTATCAGCCTGGATTTGATTTCTCCGGCCGCTTTTCTTGTAAATGTGAACGCTAAAATTTCCGATGGGCTTACTTTTTCGTTTTCAATGAGGTGCTGGATTCTGCTTATTAATACTCTTGTCTTCCCGCTACCCGGGCCAGCGAGTACCAGGGCTTTTTCTGATTTGGTTTCTACTGCTGATTTTTGTTCTTGGCTTAAATCCATTTTACTTTTTCCCCTTTTGTGGTGATTTGCCGATTTCTTGGCGCTCGATCTTGAGACAATTGTCAATAACGCTACTTTGACCGTGCAATTCTGCAAAGGTCATAACTCTTTTTTTGACATCTTTGTAAATGTTTTTGTAAAATTTATTTCGGCTCATACCATCTTTTAATCCGCGATCAATTATTTGCTCGGCAGATGAGACCGTCATTAATTGCTGAACCGTCATCATTTCCCGAAGGTTCTTAAACTTTCCCTCGACAATAAACAGAAGGCCATTTGCCATCCTGGTGATATTCATGTAATACATTTCCGGCGATTTACTGCCCTGATATTTCGCGTATTCAACAAAATCCCTCATAGCGTCTGTGGTCTGTTTGCGAACAATTTTTCCGGCATCCCTGGTGATCTGGTATTTAGGCTTCTGTTTGTGTTTTTGAAGAGCCTCGTTCTCAATCCTACATTTTTTGAACTGTTTGATTATTGCTTTTTTAAAGGCGACCACTTTTTTGTTATTACGTAGCAGAGTACCAAGAAACATAAATTGGTACTCATCGAGCATGTATTCGTTTGCCGCCCGGCCACCTGTTGATCTTAACTTACGTCTTTTTAAATCCGAGAAGTCTTCAAAATCTTCTCGATATTTCTCTATCAATTTTCTTACATTATCATGTTCACGATCAAGCCCTTGCGCTAATAGAAATGATCCAGCCCTTGCCACATTTTCCCACAATTCAACTTCATTTGTCATATATTCCCCCTTTTTGTAGTTAATACCTTTGGATAGATTAACTACAAAAGGGGAGCTTGTCAAGATTTCATTTATCCAAGCACAATAGTCTGAAATGGTTTAGGAGCTATCTTGTCCAACGTGTGGCAGGTATTGACAATCACTTGGGGTGCCAGGAGAGACAATTCTTCCAAGGTGGCCTGGAGATGATTAGCATCCAGCTCCCCCGCCTCAACCACCAAGATATTGGCGACCATGGCATAGGCCAGGGCAGAATTAAAAATTTGAGCCTGCCCGCCGGATAATCCATCATAAGGAATCACAATACCGGAATAATTCCACCCGAAAAACACACCATCTTCCAGACTCAGCACAGCCTCCCCCACCGGCAAGACCGTATTCATCTTTTCTGCTATTTCTGCAACCACGCCTTTTAAAGATTCATTTTTTTGGGCTTTCAGCGCCTTGATATCTGTTTTCAAGACTTCAATCTCCCCGGCTGCCTTATCCTTGTCTTGGACGGCCTGCTCAATCTCCTCATTAATGCCTTGGAGTTTTAGGTGTACGGCCTCCTCTTCTCGAAGCCCTTTCCCTTTTTCGATGAACCCGGCGATCTGATCTTTCATGATTTGTATGTCTGCAATCATCCCTTTACCCCCTCCCCTCAATTCTGTTTCTTTCATTCGCGCCAGCTCTATTGATTGCCTTGAACTTCATCAATTCCCGTTTTGCCACAAGTTTTGCGGCACATGACGCACATCCGGCCATCTCTATCATGTCCAGAATGGCTTGTATTGACGTTGCAGGGTCTGGGATAGGCTTGCTCTGAGGTTGTGGCGAATCTTGCACAGGAGCATAAAAAGCGGGAGACTCTGCCTTTGTCTGTGGGGGTGGAGACGTTGCCGGAGTTTCAACTGGGGCCTTCCTTGCCGCTGCCTCTTTTTCTGCCTGAACACGGGCCAGGGTTTTTTCTTCTGCCTGCACCCTCGCGTTTGCTATCTCTGCCGTTTTTAATGCACTTTGTATGGTTTTAACCTGTTTTGTAGTGGTTTCAATCTCTGCTCTGATTTCCGGGAGTGACCCGGAGAGCATTCCCATTTCGCTTTTTCTGGCAGTCAGTCTTTGGATGACTCCGACAGTTACACCCATCGTTTTGTTTTTAAGGTTGAGTGTCCCCGTTTTTTTATCAATCTGAGAGTCAATATTTTTGACATCACCCTGGGGTGGGAACAGGCTAAAAATAAGATTCATCTTTTTTTGATCTGACAAATCCATAAAGGCCATAACATCAAATATATTCGGAGCCCCTGCCCTATCCAGCGCCACGGCAAAATCCGATGCACTGAATTTTTGCTGGTCTACCCGCAACCGTTGAGATACCGAACCTTTGCTGGACATGGATAAACGGCGCTCAAAGGTGGTGTCGTTACAAGTTATTTCGACGGTCAGCACCTTATCCGCCCCGTAAGCAGCCAGGACGTCAGCAGGTTTCTTTTTTATCTTCGCGGCCCACGGAATATATCCCATGAGAACCAAGGCGATGGCATGAGCCCTGGAAGACTTGCCACACCCGTTCGGCCCTACAAATATAGTTTTTGGGAATAAGTCTTCATCAATATCTTGGCCTTTAAATCCTTTTGTCTTTACGTGGGTTATCATCTTTCACCCGCTTGCATATCGAGTATGCTGTTGACTCGGTTCACGACCTCCACTGCCTCTTCTGGCATAAGGTTCTCGGGATGCAAGCTCAAGCCTAATTTTTTGCAAGCAGCCTCGTATTCTGCCGGAAAGATTTTCTTTGTGGCTTCTGCCTGTTTTTGGTCTTTTGATAATACCGGTTTTTTATCCATGGGTACCGGTTTCGGTTCTGAGGGCACTGTCTTTACTGGTTCTTTGGGGGGCGGTACCGGTGAGGTTGCACCGCCCTGGACATCAATCACATCTGCTTGGTCTTCGGGGTCTGTGGCGGCCTCAGTCTCTTTGTATCCTTGTTCGTCGGATACGTTTTCTTTGCCCTGCTTTGCTTCTATTTGGACAGGCACTCCGTTCTCTTCAAACATGGAATTATCCCCGGAAATCATACCACCAACTTTCTGTTGGAGTTGAGCATATTGGGTGCCGTCCCATTTTACGATACTGCCAGACGTAGGCCTCCAGCACAGCACCGGGATATCCCAATTTGCGGCTGGGGCTTTTTGAAGCCCGGACAAGTGTTTAAGGGCGTTTCTTTTCGCAAAAGTCTGGGCAAAGTCCATACTCTTCTTTTCTCGGTTCAGGATCTGGGCATACCAGCTCAGGGCTTCATCGTGTGACGTGTTCACCCACAACGATGTTGATTCATCAAAGGGGTATTTGGCCCATGTGCATTTTTGGCCTTTTATGGCTTCGGGGTCCATTCCGGTGGGAAGGAGTCTAAAGGCCTGGGGCAATTTCTTTGCCTTTGCCAGCAAATCAATCAGACGGTAGGAAGGGGTGTCAAAAATAGTAGTCCAGTCGGAGACTTGAGGGATGCCTTTTGAGGAAAATTTAAAAGCCACGGCCCGGGCATGGACGGCAAGAATGCGCCGATTTTCAGGGTCACGTTCTGCATAAGGGTTGGGCATCCACTCACGGCCTACAAGCACTTCCTTTGGGAAAATAACACTGGCCCCGGTAGCCTCAGCCCATTTTTCATAGCCCTGGGCAGAAATAACATGAGGTCCCTTATAAACTGGTTGAATGAGCCCGCCGTTTTCAGCGGAGAGCGTGAGATTCTGCTTAAACGCCCGAATCTCCCCGGTACCGTCTGTCAATACAAAGGCCTCATCGCTCCCCAGGGTAACGACATTCTTTGATCTGATATCGTCCAGGTACGACAATACCATGTTACCTTCTGGGGTATTTTCACTTCTTACGGTGGCCATTGCTGCGTTGATCGTTAATGCAGGTAAATTCATAATATCCTCTACTTTATTTTTGGGTAAAGCTGTTTTCCACAAACGGAACATTCAAATTTTTCGTGGGTTTTGATCGGTGTCCAGCCTTCTTTTAAAGACTCCTCTTTCCAGGTCCTTAAAATATCTGCTTCTGGGTGTTCGGGACACCGGGCAGGGAGCCGCCTGATGATTTTGCACACATCACTATTTAGCATCGTCGAACCCAAAGTCCATTTGAAGTTCATCGGCGGTCATTGTGCGGCGCTTCACTACATCGCCAAGATCGGGGTGGTACCAGACCACCTCCCGGGAATCTGCCAAGAATTCTTTTTGGCATTTCACGGACCGCATTTCAAAGCCGTTTTGGAGTTTCCTGGCGGTCGTCTTAATCTTGGCGTCTTCGCTGTCGATCTGACCCTTAAAGTCAGATTTCAAGACCTTGAAACTTTCGTCAAGGTTCTCTTTTTTAACAGATGCCGCCGCCATGTCCACCGCCAGCTCGCGTTTCTCCTTGTCTGTAAATGTGTGCCGAATGGTAATGTTGTCATATTTAGTGCTCATAATATTTTTCCTTTTTAAGTTTTTGAAGGAGCGCAACCAGGTGCAAGAAACCCAATACCGTTAAACTGGTTGCGCTCTGAACCTCCAGATTCAATTTTTATTCTTTATTTTTCACTTGTACCTCCTTTTTTAGTTTGCGGAATTTTATAATTATCAATGAGCTTACGAAGAGCTCCAGAAAGAGTCTCCATCTCAATGGTTGCAATGGCTTGGAGTTTTGCCTCTTGGTCTTCTCTTAACCTAAAGGCAAAGCTTTTTTTCTTTTTATAAGTTTTCATATCTATGTATAACGTTTGTAGGTATGTTTGTCAAACATTAAATAATAAAAAACGCCTACAGATTTTACTCCGTAGACGTTTTTTTGAATGCAAAATTTATTGTGAGAATAAAAGGGGAATGAGAATTGCGAAATCCGCTTTAAAAGTAATCACAAGATTCTCTTGGGTTATAAATAATCTAATTGGATTATGGGAGGGTAAATATATAAATAAGCCCCTGCCGATCTTTTAGCCTGCACAGTAATCCAAAAATGATAATTATTTTCAATCTCATAATTTATATCTGAGACAATATGAGTCCCCGCACCAGTAAAAACATGATCAATGCCAATTTGTGTTTCCGATGTAGTATTGAAAGTCCCTTTATAAAACTGTATTTTAGTATTGGCCGCTGAATCATCAGTATACACATAAATAGTAAAGGTATGTATTACAGACCCAGCAGGTTGCTCTATTGGGAATTGCCAGATATCATAAAGACCGTCGGCAGATACATTGCTACTTCTGGTTATTCCATTCCATGTCATTGTACTATCGGGCGATCGGCCATAAAAAGCCCCTGATAATACAAGAGATTGTTTTATAGATTTTATACCTCTAAAAAAACCTGTCCCTCTTATTATTCTGCTTACGCCTGACCCAAAGGAAGAACTTATTGCCCAGCCATTAGTGGTTCTGGTATTGAAGACATTCGATCGGGAATCGAAACTCTGAAAATTTATCCCGGTACCTCTATCAACTCCAGTGGGATGATTTTCAAGTACAAAATCATAAAATGAATTATCATAATTATTCATTGATACGGTTTCTTTAATTCCGTAGGCATCTGCCAAGTCAGAATGTGTATCAATCATCCCTTTATAAAAAGCATTACGTCTGCACCCATTATTCAGGATCAATCCATAATCGGTTGTTTTTATGCGCAAACCATAAAAGGCGTTATCATAGATATCATAAGTTGATACACCATCAAAAAAAACTCCATCCCCAACACTCTCGTTTTCTATTCGGATATTATAAAAAAAACTTGCTACCATATTATTTATATGTAAAGACCAATTTTTTGCGCTTACTATATCTATATTGCTACAGGTAAGTTTTTGTGCATAACCAATAAAAAGTCCGTCTGCTCTGGCATTACAATTAAGGGCTAAATCTATTATAATGTTGTTGTGTACATTATCGACAATATCGCCAGCAAAAGATAGGATGTTTTCCCCTAAAGGGAAGCCGCCTGATGCTTTTATTTCCGTAGCGCTCCCCATCCCGGATATTTTTTGATTATCGCTATTAATAAGTAGAGGCAAATTTGTCATATATATCTTGGCATGCAAGAGCACAGATAAGCTGTTGTCAAGGGCTTTTTGTAATGCGTAACTATCATCAGTATACCCGTCGCCTGTCGCCCCCCACATCTCTGGATAAGCTAACTGCAAGCCTGTTAAGGTGATAGACCCCCCCCATACCTGATACGGTACGGGTTGAAAAATAGAATCAATAGTCAAAGATCCAGCCCCGTCAATAATCGCCCCGCGATCAGTCTTCAGCGTGATATTGTCCGGTATTGTTTCGCTCGTAGTAAGCGTATAAGTGGTCGTAGTAGATCCACTATTATGCAATAAATGAATCGTTGCGGCCTTCCCAGCAGCTTGGTCAATGTAATATTTTATGGTGTTGTTATTGCCGGTTACTCCCTGGTCTACTGCCCGATAATCAGGATAAACATCCGTAGGGTCGGGGGGTTCTGCAAAGCCATTAATATAATCAATAGGGAAATGGTCTTGTTGTGCGCCGGTCGCAGATTTTAAATTTATTTTTGTCGTAGATAGCAGATAAATAATAGCCTGCCCGTTAGCGTCCAAAACCACGGGCCACGGGTTGGGGATAGTACAGGCACGGTCTGTATAAGTATCTTTGGGGGTGGTGGTACCTGGCAGGTACGCGTACACCAGCCCCCCAGAAATGGGGATACCCTCAGCGTCTACCGCTTGGAAGACTGGATTGTTTAGTATTAATCCGGTTGATGTGGCATGAGCCGAGGAAGCCATGAAAGCCATAGACGCGGCAATAACGATTATTATTGCCAGAATTGATATGAAATTTGATTTGTTTGTTTTTTTCATTTTCTTTGGTTTCTCCTGTCTATTGATTTTATTCTTGGAGTAGATTGCATGATCCCGAGAGCTGCCATGTGGCCTATCATTCTTTGTTTTACCAGATCCGGTTTTATGCCTTTGCTGGCCATGATCAAAGTTGTTGAAAAATTAGGATCAAGAAGTGCCCGGTTTATGATCATGTTTATTTGCTGATCGCTGTAATTTTTAATAGGGCTCATTGCTGCCTTGACCACGGCAGCTACCTTTCCTACACCCATAAAGCTTTTTTTGGCCAGATGGGTGATGATGTTTTCTGCTGTATCGCTTCCACCGCCAACCGGGGATCTGGTGTTCCGGTGCATAATCCGGAGAGCCCCACGGACATCGTTTAAGGCCTTCAGTTTTTCAGGAGAACCTTTATATAATACCCGCATTGCAGAAGCATATTTTTTTATGTTTTTATCCAGCCCAGCAAGCCCTATGATTTTTTCTCCAAATGCGTCCGTTGCCGTTGTTTCGGATGCCGTCAGAATATGATCTATCAGTGAATTTTGAAGCCCTGCTACCGCCGCCTTGTCACCCCTCATGGATTTGAGCATGTTCTCAACCGCTGCCCGTTGGGATGGCCCAGACAAGGCTTTGCCTATTGCTTTTTCTGGGTCAGTGCCAAGAAGTTTGGCCGTTGCTGATTTTTCAAACTCTTTTTTAAACTCCGTGGCCTTTGTCAGCTCACCCCGGGCATTTTTAAGACTGGTAAACTTGCCGGTTATCCCATACTTATCAAGAGCTATTCGGTGTTTGTGCATCCACCGCCTTAACCCAGCCTCTGTTAATTCTCCAGTGGCTGGATTTGTTGCGGAATGGATAAGGTCTTGAGTGGCGTAATCAAGGATAGCTTGCCGGGCTTTTGGGTCTTTTCCAACAGCTTTTAGTAGGTAATCCGCGGCATCTGCGCCAGCTTTACCGGGACGAAAAAACTTTGAGGCAATCTGAGCAGACTGTACTTTATCCGCTCCGTCTTTTCCTTTAGAAAGAATGCTTTTTACTTCGCCTTGTTTGAATTTTTCAATATATTCAGTTTTCCATACTCCCCTTGCTTTTTTTAAATCAGCCGCTGCCTTTTTTTGCGCTTCTTTAAGCGTGACTTTCTCCGATGCGGCCTGAGCTTTAGATGACAAATAGCTCACATCTTTTCCGGTTTTTATCCCGTCCACCGTTACCTCATCAAAAACAGACAATTCAAAATCAGTCCCAAATTTGTCAACAATAATGGCTCCACCGTCATTCACGCCTTCAACTTTAAAATCTCCTTCAACTGTGCCTATTTTGCCTGTAAATTCGTCGCCTTCTTTGAAATCCCCAACAGATTTTTTTATCCCCCCCATAGGCTCATACCCATCGGCAATCATATCATCAGCCGCACCAGCTCCGATTTGCGACTGATCGGTGTTTTTGAATTCTTGGGAAGCATCATCAATGTATTTAAACCGTCCCGCCTGTTTTTCGGTAAGCGGTTTACCCGCTGAGACTTTATCAATCAGCGTGTTTATTTCTTTCCTGGAAAATTGATCCCCACCAGCCTTCTTTACTGCTTGCTGCATATTCCGCATCCATTGTGGAGAACTGGCAGAAAAATAAACCCTATCCCCTTCTTGGTCATAATTATATCCACGGGTTTCAGACCCGCTAACTTCAGCTTTCATACCTGCATAGGCTTCGGCCTTCGTGGCTTTCTCAGGACTCACAGTGGATGGCTCGGCTTTTTCAATAAAATCGTCAACCGCCCGTTGAGCTTTTTTTAGCCTGGAAGTGAAGCCAGCTTCCTTCTGGACACCACCACGAATCTGTTTTTTAATATTTGAACTTAGACTCTGTGCTTCTTTTAGGCTTATTTTGTTTCCGTCTGCCTCAATCAACTTTATCGCTCTTTCCAAAACGGGAGGAATAACGTCATCGCCGATGTCTTCATATCGGTCAAAGGGTTGCCTGATGTCGTCAAGCTGCTTCGATAAGCCCGCCGCCTCAAACTCCATTTCCGGTAATTCTTCAAACAGCTTGCCGCCTTTGGTTTGTGCCGCCTTTGATCCTGCTGTGAGGCTCTTTTTTATGGCTTTCCCGGCTTCCTGGACGTCCCCGGTGTCAATTCTACCAACTTCGGTGGATAGTTTTTCTTCGGCAGATAAAACTCTTTGGCTTACCGATTCAGATGTTTTTTGTGCAGACGTTAAAGCTCTGTCAATGCCCCCCGCACCCTGCTTGCCGTAAATATATTTTCTTAGGGCCTCGGAGTTCGCTGCTTTTTGCTCTAATTCGTCCCCGGCAAAGGTTCCAGGCTCCCGCATTTGTGCCCGCTCAAACTGAATTGTGGAGGGGTCACCGGTCTTTTGTCCCCTGGTGAATTTTAGCCCTGGGATTTCTTTTTCAAGTTTTGTTGCTTGGTCAATATTTTTTGCTATCAACGGGCCTTCTGACGTGTGCGCTGTGAGTATTTCGCCAGCTCTGGTGGCTGCCCCTTTGGGTGTCAATGGTGGCAACAAATGAGATGCTGCCCTGCCAACACCCTTTATTGCGGGGATTGCCGCCGCAATCGCACCCTGGCCACCGGCCTCAAACGCCGCACCCTCGACAAACCGCTTCCCGGCCTCTCCCAGTTCCCTAGGTAGAGATTTTTGTTTTTGCAAGCCCATCCATTGGTCCAGCAAATCAGCGGTTTCGCCACCGATCGCATATCCAAGACCACTGCCAGCCACGGACAACAACGGAGTTGCCAACCCCCCGGTTGTTGCCACCCCTGCACCGGCCCCAATAACAGCCCCAGCCACAGAGCCCCCCATTTCGAGCAAGGGCCTACCGTATTCGCTTACTTTTTTCTTTAATATATCAGTAATATCGTCAACTGTCATTTGCCCAATATCCGTAGAATCATCTTCTACCGGGTCACCATAATCCAATGGATTGAAACCACCGGGTTCTGGCCGAGCAGGGGGGGTGGATGGTGCAAGAGCATTTATCCCAACAATTTCATCTTCTACCGGGTCACCATAATCAAGTGGATTAAAATCAACCATTATTTTTTCCTATATTTTTTACCATCAGGGCCAACGAAAATATCACCGGGTTGTAATGCCTCAATTTCACCAATCGGCGTGGGTTTTGTGCCTGCCCCGTATGCCCTTGTTTTCATCCTGGTTCTTGTCCTGTTTAATTGAGCCCTTACACTTTCAATTCGGTAATTGGCCGCATGTTTAGTCTCTTCCAGGAGCTGAAGCATATCTTTCACAGATAAATTTTTATCATGAATTTTGGCCCATTTCTCTTGGGCTCCCTGGGAAAGCTCAGCCACGGACCCCGTGGCACCCGTGGCCAGCTTTCCAATCTCTGCTTCGATTTCTGTAAGATACAGGTCGTATTTAGCCTGTAGCGGACTTCCAAGAATCTTTCCACGCAAAGTCCTGAGCGGGATATTGAAAAGCCGAGTGTCATAAGTTTTTAAATCTTTTGAAAGCTCCCTGACTTTATCAACTTGAGAGTTTAGGTTGGTCACAAAGCTACCCATCGAGCTTAATTGCTTGTCCAGGAAATTGAGACTCCCCTGGATCGACTTTGTATCGGCCTGCTTTGAGACAGTATCCAGTGCAGCCTCGGCAGGTGTTTTCCCGGGGATATCAGGAACGCCGTCTTCGTCTGCACCCATTGCCAGTCTTGCAGCACTTTTAGCAATCGACATTCTGACCTTTGCCGCCGCCTTCCCTCTACCAAGAATTGGGAATTTTCCGGTTAAATTATAATTTTCTCCCCAAAAGTTCACCTCATCGCCGGTCATGTTTTCTGCGTCCACGTCCACGCCTGTTATTTTATTATTGTAAGCCTTTACGTCGGGGTGTTCTATCGGATACCCCTGGTCAAGCAGTGACTGGCGTTCTTGCATTAATTTTCTAAGCGGTGATGGGGAATAGTTAGCACTTCCAATTCCTGTCCCTGGCTTATCCATGGCCCCGCTGGCCACCTGTTCCCATGTCTTTTTTTTGGGATTCCATTGCTTGGTAATCTTGTTTCGGCCCTCTTGGAACACTTTTGTTATCGGAGCCTTGGCCTCTTTTAGTTTGATCGATCCGCCCTTGGAAGCGAACCATTTCCATGTTTGCGGATTTTTCATATGCTGAGGGGCTTGAGATACTTGATCCACCAGTTCCGCGACAACAGAAGCTGGCCCGGTAAAAACAGAATCCTCATAATCGATTGACACATCTTTCCCGAGTATAGAAATACCAGCCTCTGATTTACCGCCCAATGATTTATAAATTTGGTTGGCCTGTTCTGTATTGCCAGCTTGTAGGGCTTTTCCGATAGCTCTGGCTTCCCTGACGTACCCGGCTTCCTCTGCCTGCCCTTCTCTTTGGTTTATCAAATAATTGCGGTCTTCTGTGTGCTCGGTGGCTGCCTGCTCACGGGTAGTGTCCAGATAATTTTGCTCCTTGGTCCGTTGTTGTTTTTGATCCATGGCCTGAGCGAAGCCCAAATAATTTGGTTGATATGTTTGTAAAGCCGGTAATTGTCGCATTTGCGAATACTCCCATTATTGATTATATATGTATGCCCCGGTCATAAGCGCATTACTTATATTGTTAGCACCCCCAGCAAAGGCATTGGCTTGATTGATATAGCCACTGGCCCTGGCGTCCCCGGCGTTCTCCACCCCCATAGAAAGCGCATTCCCCACCCCTTGACCCGTAGCGATGGCATTTTGTGCGTTCTGACTGGCGGTTGTTTGCCCCACCCCAGAAAGCGATTGTAAAGGAGTCAAACTCTGATAATACCTTGAAAGAAAATTATCATATTTAGTGCTGGCGTAATCTTGAGCATACCGAGACAAGGCCTTTTGCGTGGCCCCTGACCGTAACCTGCCAGTTGCGGAAGCCGCCGCCAACGTAGGACTTTCGACAAATTCTTTATATCCAAATTGATACCCAGGGTCTTGTTGCGGATCAAACTGCCCCGGCCCCGCCGATACTTTGCCTTGAAGCTGGGTTAAAGCATTCTCCCCGGCCTCACGCCAGGGGGCGGTATCCTCTCTGGACTGGTAATACATTTCTTTCTGAGTATCTGCTGATATCTGTGCCGCTTCCAGGCTTGCGTCCGCTTGGGTGTCCGCTGCTTTGCTGGCTGCTTTGCTGCTTTTGCTTGACGCAACACTCCCGATCACCGCCCCCCCCACAACTGCTGCTCCCACTGCCATTTTTTACCCCTCCCCCATTATTTTTTTGCGAGTCCTGTAATCACCTGATCGAACAATTTTCCATTTTTAAAAAAACTTTTAGCCAAAATTCCCTCTATTTTAAAGCCGCATTTTATAGCAAGATTCACGGCTGAACCACAATATGACGGGGTTAACCCCATTATTTTTTTGCATTTAGTATTTTTAAACATCCAATCTATTGCCTCCCTCCCCGCGACCCATGATGGCTTTCTTTCAAGCCCCTTCCTGCATTGCATGTGTCCTTGATACAGAATTGTAGTCATTGGGTGAAAGATAAATAGGCTACATGGATCTGGAGACAGGAAATAAACAGACTCGTTGTTTAGCAAAATTTCGGAATTAATAATCCCATTATTAAAGTCATCAGTAATAAACGGATAAATAGACGGATCGTTTAAAAAATCGTTGGTAAATTTGAGGTCTGATATTGTCAATCTCATGTCATCAACCCCCCCGCTTGAAGTTTATCTATCAATGAGTTTATCACACTGACCGCTGAATTAAAGTCAGTTTTTGTCACGGCTGCTGTTAAATCCGCTGGATCACCGCTGGCTGTGGATGCGTCCCCCTGCGTTGCTGATTTTTTGTTATCAACATAACCCTTGGTCGCTGGATGAGTAGGAGCTGTTGGAGTGTAAGCGGCAATGCTGTTTTTGGCTATGTAAACCGTTGAATGATCATCATCCCCCAATCCAGTCAAAGCCCCATGGTCACTGACCCCACTATTATCATCAACGTATTTTTTCGTTGCCGGGTTGTAATCATCGGCTGGCGTATATATTGTTAAATTCGCTTTGTTTAAGAACCTTGCATCGCCCCTGCTTTCTGTTAAATATTGCGTATGATCATCGTTTGAAAGATTTGTAAGGGAATCATGTCTGACCGTCCCGCCACCTTGGCTATCAGTGTGATCGTGTGTCGCGTTTGAGAAATCAGCAATAGTAGGGATTGATAATGTTTTGTTTGATAAGGCTTGCGCATCGGAAGTGCCCACCACATCGCCAGACGGCAAACCCTTCCCTGAGTCTTGAATCCCTCCTGAATTGTCAAACACAACTATGTGGCTTTCAATCGCTGTGGTTAATTCACTGATTTTGATGTTCATGACCCGTTGGACGTCATTTAGCCATGCTGCGAAAACTTTACCGACGGTTGACGTAACCCCTCTTGGAATTTTATTTAGACTGGTCATCCATTTCACTCCTTACGGGATTCAGCGTGGCCCCAAGAATCATTTTTCTGTAAGCCCCCGGCAAAATCAATTCGTATATTCTGTCTTCGCTGCTACCGAGTTTATTCCAAGATATTTTATTTTTATACTCCCCTCGCAAACCCATTGACCGCCACAGCTCGCTTGACCACGTGTTTCCATTGTCATCCGAGTACTTGAGGATAGCCTGGGGCTCCTCATCAAGCGGAAAGGACCCAGTGTCAAACTCGACTTCCAGTTTGAAGTGAAAAAGCCTTTTGCGGTCTGGATGAAACACCCGTGCCCTGACGATAGCCCTGCCGTCATCGTATGTGTCAAAATCAAACTCATACAATTTTCCGTTTTCGAAATCACCGGTGATCCTTTTATTCCGAAACATGGCGTAACAGTTGGGTTGATACCTCAAATCCATTATCCCACTTGCCCTGGTGTGCCATTGGCCTGTGGATACATCAAAAACAAAAACCTTGGCATCTGCACTAAAAACCAGCACATAAAAAGTATGACCTTCATGTGTGTATGCAAATGCGTGGGAAGATTCAGGCGAAGCTAACAGGCTTATTTGATATTCTATATTCCGGTTTGAAACGATCTGTGGCGTATATCCGTTGGCCCTCACCACCTGCCCCCCGTCATCCAGCCACAGCACCGAATTGTCCAGCTTTGCCGCCGTGTGACCCGACATACAACCCCGTTCGATGAATGCCCCGGGGATGCGCTCAAAAGGGAAATCAGCATTGCCGGTGTTTTGAAATACCTCTGTTGTTGTCTCCCCGAAAATCCATAATTCCCGGTGATCGGAGATGACAGCCAGCGCCTTGTCTGGCTGTGCTTCTGCACTGCCGTAGTCAAGGGCATCCCAGGTGGTCCCGTCGTTAATCCCGGAGATATAAAAAATATCCTCCCCGGACACAGGACAGATAAAATATCCATCCTGAAAGGCCACATCCACCGGGGGGTATGGAACCCCGGCCCCAGAGATGGCGCTACCAGACACAATATATCCAGCAGACCCGTCGACAATCATAAGCTGTGTTGGGTTGTGTGCCATGGAGACCACACCGCTTGAAGTTGATAGGCCCCCGGTTAATCCTGAGGCAACACCGCTGGGATCAATCTGGAAGACTTTGTTTCCGACAACAGCATAAATGCTCCCGCTAAACACATGCAGACCCCGCACTTCTGCAAACTCTCCAGGATCGCAAAAATCTTTTAGCCCTGGAATATTAACCAGTGCGAACGGCTTCTTGCCCTCGGCATCTAACACGGGGAAAAGATTTTGACATTTAGAAGCGCTGGTGCCCGCAACCCGCCCATGCACTCCAGGCATAAAATCAACCTTCATTATTCTACTCCCGGCTGGAACGAGTAAAATGTTTCGTCCGTATTAAAAGTGTTTGCCAGTGCCACCGCTTCGTCTCTCAGAACTTTTAATTCCCCAATATTAGGAGCTTTGTACTCTGGTGCA